GGATTGCAGCCAGTTTCGCGGATGTGTCGATCGTATCGAAGAAGTTCAGAACGGTGATTCTCTTGGAGGTGGGAGTACCCGCCACATCGTCTACTACCAGGAGAATGTCCGCGTCGGCAATGGCGGTCAGTTCACTAACCGCCGTCCACTTCACGTCGGCGCCATAACCAACGCCTGCAAGCATCAATATCAGCACTATCGATTTGAAGTTCTTCATAAAGCACCTACTGGTATACCATTGTGTTGCCGTCTTCGTATATCATCGTGTTGCCGTCTTCGTATATCATGGTGACGTCGCCAAATGGCGTAATTCTGATCATGAAATTTCCAATCGCATACGTCCGGTTCGTCGTGGTAGTCAGTTCGATTATGGTCCCTTCACTGCTGCCACCGCGTATATTCACGTCCAGATTGTCTCTCTTCCACGCGCCTTCTTCGGCCGCCTTGATAAATATCTCGGTATCGTGATCAGTCGCCATCGAAGCAACTTCGGTAGGGGGGTCCGGCGGCGCTGCGTTATTGTACGTCCACCCGCCCGCTCTGTGATGGTGCAGTTGGATATCGGGAGCATTGTCGTTCTTAGCGCCCAGCCACGTAGCCTCTATACCCACAACCTTAAAGTCTGTGTTGTTATCGTCCCAGTATTTACAGAAGCCAAAATTGCACAACAGGTCCGGCCCGGATTGCTTCGCTATAGTCACCTGACCGAGCCACTTTTCAGGCGTTTCGTAATAAGTATTCGCCGCTCCGGCGTCGTCTACTGCAATATCCACATCCACCGCAGTTACCCGAACGCCCTGATCGTTTATTGTCGTCCCGGTAATTCGAATGACCGTATCGGTTCCGCCGCCCGCTCCCGCCGCCTGCACCAGGAAGAAATGAGCCGCATAGGATGCGTTGACCGTACCGAACGTGATCGACGGGTTGAAGTCGTTGTCCGTTGCCCCGAATTTATAAAACCCACCGATATAGTTGGTTCCACTCGATGCGTCCCGGCTCATAAACGCCCACACCTTTTCAGACGGACTGTCCGCCCACGTCAGACCCCCGAGTCCGTTTGTTTCAAGCACGCCGCCGGGATCGCCGTCAGCGATTGGCCATGTGTACGCTGTATTCGACACCATATCGCTGGCTGCCCGAAAAGCTACCCAGTTCGTGCCGTTGAACCAGACGATATTCTTCTCGTCGCCCGATAGTAAGAAGTTGCCCCGCGTATTCTCTTCGTCATAACGAGACGGAGTGCCGCTGTACGCCCCGATCGCCGTGGCGGCCGTCAGTAACACTATGCCGAGCTGTACGATACTCTTAACCATGATATTTCTTAACGTCCAGCCATACCCCGTCCACCCTCACCTCTATTTGTAAATCGAAGCTCGAGCCGTGCGGAACCATTCTCAACCTGAAATTACCGTCCGTGTTCTTCGTTTTCTTCGGCGGAACCAGCTCGAAGACCGTGAACCGTGTTCCGTTGCGATCGCTCACCCCGTTTGTTTCAGTGACTACATGCACACGCTCCAAGAGCCAGTTGGTCCTCAGTCGCACCTGGTTCAGGGATTCATCCGTATAACTTTTGAGTGCGTCCACATATTCGCCGAGGTCCTCGCCCGGGCTTCGGTCCCGAAATTTGAATGTAGGGAGATTTTCCATTAAATAATTCTCCCCGCCTGTTCGAACCACGGCACTACGGCGTGTATCCTCGGCCGGTTGCCCGTGGCGTTGTTGCCCAGTTGTATTCTATGCGCGAAACCGACCGCGTTGACGTCCACCCTGTGCCAACTGAGTTCTTTCGACGGTCCCACGGCCTCACACGTTACCGTATCGGTCTGAAATCTCACCGAGTCGTTATCCAGGAATGACTGCACCTCGAATGACGCCGCCTCATCCACGGAGCAAAGAAAATCGATGAACCCCAGGCGGGCCTCGAATCCTTGCAGAACGAACGGGTTAAGATCCGCCGAGACCACGTCGAATAGTATGGCGGCCCCGTCGTCCGCCAGGGAATTGTTCAATTTGAATATCTTACCGGCGTGGTTGCCGTACAGGTTCGTCGGGGCCCCCGCCTGGAGCCCCACATCGTCCGGAGCAAAGTCGACATCTTCGAACGCCTCTGCAATATCGGCAAATGTCAACGAAGACTCCAGTCTCGACTTGCCGAAAACGTGGACGTCCAGGACCGCCGTCGCATAGTTCAGGTCGTCGTAGTTCAAATATAGAATGCTGTCCGGATATGTATTGCCGTCGGCGTGCGCGGCGGCCTCTTCGGATGCGTAAGATATGAGGACTTGCCTCTCGGCTTTCAATAGAAATCCCTGACTGTAAGCTATCGACATTTGCAGCCATGACAGAACAAAGTCGGGGATCTTGTTATCGATCGTAGAGGCCCGCGTTCCGTCCATACCGATCAAGTTTTCCTGGGCGACTGTTATTATCTGGTCGACTCCGCCGCGCACCTTGGTCTCCACCAGCGCCCCTCGCGCGTAGCCGCCTTCGATCTTATCGACCCGGTCCCAGGCGAACGGCAGATCCGGATCGTGTTGATACGTCCATCGCCACACTTCCCCACCCTCGGATCCGTTTGCGAAGAATATATACAGTTCATTGCCCAGCCACGATCCACCTGTGATAGTCGCCTCCGTGGGGCAGTCTTGAAAGTCGTCGTCACTCCATATACCGGGCGCTTCTATATTCGAGAACCGGCCACGTTGCCTGCGCCTGGTCCCTCGTTCGGTCGTATCGAATATTACCAGTCGGCTCCTGACAACAAATATCAGCCCGCACCTGGCCACGTCGTTGTCCGGACCGCCTTCGACGTCGAGATCTATATGGAACCTGGATAGGTCGGTTCCGTTGTACTTGCGGATAACATCGTTGTCGTTTGTCAGATACCCGACGTCGTTCCAGTTTGCTATTTGGACGAATTCCGTATTATCTCCTGTGAACTCGTCGTCCGAGGCTGCGTTGGTCGTATCCGACTGGCCCGCGATATTGGCGGGCGTTCCGTTTTCCTGCAGTTCTTCGTTCGCCTGGAATGTTCCCGTGATCGATCCGTTGGCAAATACGATCGTTCCCGCCGCGTCTTCGTCTCCAACGCTGCCTGAATCCACAATATTCGACTTCACCGTTCCGGTCGCGCCTGACGTCGCCCCTTTAACCACTTCATTTACGAGTGGATTGTAGTTCTGGCCGGCCTTACCTTTGTACCTGACGCTAAACCTGGTCAAGTCGACGAACTGCTCCTGAGATACCAGCCCGGTTCCTGTGGCGACGAATGTATCGGTTATCTCGAAGTCGCCGGCGTTCTTGTTCTGAACGTTGAATGTGCCGTTATTGTCGTTGTCGCCCGTGATCGTGACGATATCGTCGTCACTCAGCCCGTGAGCCGCCGCCGTGACAACCACCTGCCCGCCGCCGCCGTCGGCAAAGGCTGTGATTTCCACTCCCGTGACAATGTTCGATTCGAACTTATTCACCCGGTTCTTGTCCATTGTCAGTAATGTCTCGGTGTCGCCGTTGAAGTAATTGACAATACCCATTACCGGGTTCGTACTGAGTGTCGGGACTTTCGTCGCTGTGTTCACACTGACGATCTGACCGAATATTGTTGTGCCACGTCGCTTTTCCAGAACGCCGCGTTTAAGATACCCGCCTCGGATGGTCTTAAAGGCGTCTCGCGGTATCAACCATGGCTCCCTTGCCGTGACCTTACCGCCCTTCATATCGTAGATTGGAAATGGTTTGTATGCCATTACGATCGTAAGAGTTTGTGTTCTTCCATTGTGATCCGGGCGAGTTCTTCCAGCGGCTTCAAGACGTTTCTCTGCTGCTCCTGACTCTGCTGCACACCCGTTAGTCGGTTCGATAAGTCCATTACCATCATCATTGTTCGCTTCGGAGCGCAGTCGCTGATTTCTTTCTTTTGCCCGGTCTTGGAATCCAACCAAACGTTCTGCACATTATTGAAACACTGCCCCGCGCTCTTGAACCGCAGCCTTTTCGCTACCGCACAACTCGGGAAATCGCATGTATCCTGCATCCTGTATCCTGTGTTCTGTGTTCTGTGTCCTGCCGTTAATACGCATCCTTCGAGCAGATTATCCCCACCCTGGCCAGCGGCCGCCATGTATTAGCAGTTGCCGAGTTGCCCGTATTACCGTGATTATGCGCGTCGCCGCTACCGCTGGATTCAGTCGTATCGCTACTCTCGTAAGCGTTATTAGAGGCGCTTGCACGATTGGGCCCCGAGCCGGTATTATCTCTGGCCACTTGGAAAGTGTGCGTATGGGCGCCGTTTTCAGCTGCCGTCAGCGAGTGATCGGGCGTTGTGTGCGCGTGGTTCGGCTGGGTCCACGTTCCCGCCTGGACGCCGCCTGTGGTGTACGTGGCGCCGCCTTTGATTCCCAAGAGCTCGTCTGACGGCGTGCCGTCGATCGTCCATCCCGTCGGTGCGCTGTCAGCGTAGAACCACATCTTGGTTGCCGCCGGTATTACATCGCCGTCGGCGCTGATCTTTCGCACCGTTCCTGTAGTGTTCCGATATTTGAACGTCCCGGCATCGTTCCAGATTGTCAATGCGCCGGCAACCCCCGCCTCATCGCCGGCAACGTCGAGCAGCGTCGCCCGGTTATGCTTACCCGTCTGGCTGCCGCCGGTCGTAAAGTCGTGGTCCTGTACGATCGCCGCCTCGATAGCCTGCTGATTCGTGATCAGGACGGGCCACCCGGTCTTAACCGGTTCGCTCGTCGCCGGTCTGTTTTTGTCATAAGCCATGTCGCAAACCTCTATTCCAGGTAAACCCCGACGTTCACAGTCGCCCCCGTTGCCCCCGGCGCGCCGGATGGTGTAATTGTGAATGTGACAATCTCGGCGGCAAGGAACGCATCGAAGTCCGTCGCGTCGCTCGTCGCCTTGAATAACGTCGACCCGTTATCGGCTATCGCCGCCTGCGAGAACAGAGCGGCGCCGTCCGCCGTTGTGAGCGCCACTGTGAAGGTGATACCGTTCGTGGTATTTTCCGCCACGTCGACTTCCACCTGCTCGCACCTACCCACCAGTGTTATCGTTCCGGTCAGAGCGCCGCTCTCGGCCGATGCCCAGGACTGTTCGGTGAGGCTGATCTTACCGACCGACTCGCCTCGCGTTCGGAAGTCCCGACTCGCCATTCCCCCTGCGAGTACGAGTAGAACCACCAATAGACACAACAATGCCCCTGCTCTCGACTCAATTCTTATCGTCTTCATGGTCCTTTACCTTTTTGATGTCTTTTTGGTTTGCTTTAATGTCCTCTATATTTTTCAGAACGCCTTTTTCAAGAAGTCCCACCCTTCGCACAACATCAATCAAATTTGATAGAACAAGGTTCCGCTCGCTCGGCCCGAAAGCCTTTTCCCTCGCCGGCGTCATTCGGACAAGCCCGCTATATGCTTGGTCGTTCGGGTCTATCGGCTGGGTGTAAACGTTCTTCGGCAGATTCACTTTGTTTTCATATCGCTCAATCGTCTTGCACCCCGCCAGACCGATCACGATCATCGCCAGTAACATTGTTCTCATAGTTCGCTCCTTACCATCTTGGTATCGTAGTTTGGTTCGTGGAAAGCTGCATTGCGACTTTCCTGGTCACTAGGTTCAGATAATATTGGTACCCCTGCGTTAGTTCGGCCATTCTAGCGTCGTCGCTACTGCCGATCAGGATCTCCAGGGCCGTTCCAAAAGCGACCACCGGTCCCCATTCAGGAAGCGTGACCTTGTCGCTCTCGGCTACCAAGGCCGTCGGCTTTGCGAATTGTTGCATTTCAATTATGAAAACGTCGTTGGGGATCGGTCTGGCGTACAGGATCTGCCCGTCGAGCAGGAGGGCTTCCGGCCGGCCTCTGTTACTATTGAATCCGTCGGTGTACGTGACCGTTACCGTTCCTCCCGTGCTCAGTGCGGTGGTCCCCGGTATGAACGTTCCGCCAGTATTGATTGCGGTCACAAAGCCCATGGCGGCGGCCTCAGTGCTCTCAGCGGGTATGTCCTGAACAGCCTGGGCCGCTGTATCGTAGCCGGTGGCGTTGTTATCGGCCGGTTGTATGGCAATCGTGCCGTCCGATTCGATTTGCAGCCGCCAGGCCCCGTATTTGCTCTGGGGGACGGTATCGCCCGACAATGCCGTTTCTGCCGTTACTTTCGAATACGAGTGAGGCTTGATTCTGTACGAAAAGGCAGCATTCGTCACCGCTGCGGTATTCGATATCCCGATTGATAGCGTTGGGGCCGTTAGTGTAAATGCCACGCCCGTCGTCTTTTCGTCGGGATACCTCGCAAAGAACGAACTCCGATCCTGGTAAAAGAAACCACTGCCACTACCGCCAAAGCCGGCATGACCGAACCAGAACGGCGAACTAAAAGATCCGCCCAGCGGCACGCCGTTAATAGTCGCCGGCTCTTCGAGGATAGCAACGTCTGAAGATACCGGATACTGGCCCGTGTCAGTCCCCGACGTCGCCTGGGAAAAGGTGCTCTTGAGTTCTTCCGGTTTGACTTCGTGCGGGAACCTGTTCAGGTAGAAATCGTTGATTGCGATTGTGAGTGCAGGGTCGGTGGGGTTGGAAGTTGACTTCTTGCCCGTCAACTCGCGCACCCCGTTGAACCCGTTACTTCTGATCTCTGCCAGTGTCCAGTCCATGCTCGTATCTCGTATTTCGTTTGTCAAATGCCGGGCGGCAATCCAGCAAGCCGCCCGGCCTGCACACTGATATCGTTTACAGCGTCCCGCCCGCCCCGGCGGCTACTGCGCCGGTGGAGTCGAGTGGTGTCCAGAATATGTGGAAGACAATCGTCCCTGCCGACAGTGCGTTGGTCTTCACTTCATATCCTATATCCTGGCCCTGACCCACAACTATCGTAGTGGCGTCAATCTGTGTCTGTGTGAGGATGGTTCTTGTCAACGTTGCATCCGTCCAGAGTTCACCCGCGACCATTACTCCGGCGCCGAGAGTGGAGGCGGCGATTATACTGGTCGACCCGACTTCGTCGCCGAGCTCTATAGTGCCAGTATTACTGACCGAGTCCACGCTTACCGTGCATTCGGGGATGATTATCATCCTGACAAGCCCGGTGACCGTTGCGATCTCATGAGAAGCAACGGTGCTCCACGTGCCCGTCGTATCGAATACCCCTGTCGAGACCGCCAGGTAATTTGGGCTGCTGAACGAAGCCGCTTGGGCTAATATAGCGTCAAGATCGGTATGGGCCAGGTCCAGCGACGCCTTAACGTTATCGTCCTGGGCGGCACCGTCGTCCGGGCCGGTGAAATCGCCGAGCAAGTCCACCAGACCCATATCCGCCGGCAGTACGCCCGGCTCGCCGTTGCCTGTAACTACCAGCCGCGTATCTTCACTGACCTGCAAGCCGCCCGCGTCCAGGATAGTCGCCTCGGCGTCGGAGATCAGAATACATGACTTGATTGTCCCTGTGTTACCCGTCCCATTCGCCTGGATCGCAAACTCGTCGGCATTCAGGCTATTGATTATACAGTTGTCGACGGTGAAATTCACCTGAGCGTTGCCGGCCGTCGGGATATCTATGACAGCCGTACTGGCGTCGACGTTAAATATCGAGTTGCTGACAATCACGTTTTCGTGGTCGAAGTCCAGAGTAAGCGCCGTCCCCAACCCTCCGTTCGGAGCGTGGAATATGCAGTTGTCGATTATCAAGTCGTTCGAATCGCCGTCGGCAAGCCCGACCGATATGCCCAAGTCCGCCTGGCCCACCGTATCGGCGAGCCTCAAGTAACAGTTGACGAACCGCACACCCACACCGCTCAGATTGATTGGGGTATTCACCGAGTCAACACCGGTCGCGTCGATCTGGAAATTGTCGAACGTCACATTGTCGGCGGTTACGTCTACCGTCGCCCCTGTATGCGACAATATGAACTTCGGCTGCAACCTTCCTGCGCCGAGCCCTTTAATGGTTACGCCGGCAACGTCGGCCGTCAGAACCGCCCCTGTCACTGACTGCGTCTCCGAGTAGCCTTCTCTGACAAGGATCGTGTCTTTATTGGTCAGGGCGGATATATCCATCGCACCCTCGACCGTCGCCTTTGCCGTTGTCCAGGTCTTACCGGTGAATGTATCGGCGCCGTTGGCGCTATCGACGTAATACGTCACCCCGGAACTGGAAGTCGCCCCCGTCTGCAGGACGGATACCTGGCTGTCCAGAGTCCCTATCCTGTCCCGTAGCAGGGTATCGAGTAGTCGGGAAGTCGATACATTTCGCCTGGTTATCGGGATCACCCCGAACGCCGGTGCGGCCATTAAGACCGCCAGTAGAATAATCGTTATACGCTTCATTACAAACCTCTCTTTCTATCAGTTAGAGTCTATTCACACTTTCATACCCTTTTCCCCTTTCACACCCTTCGCACTCTTCAAACCGTTTCCTCCCCGTCGTCTTTCGGCGGGTTCTTTGCGGCGGCCCTGTCCTGTGAGCGTTTGATCTTATCCAAGCGACCCTGCTCGGCGGCGGCCAGTGCATCTTCTTCGGCCTCGGCTTTGGCTTGCGCTCGCTCTTCTTCAGCCTTTTTCGCTGCTTTTTCTTCAGCGAGTTTGCGTTTGCCCTCGGCCTTCGCCTCGCGTTCGGCGTGGCGTTTATCGCGAATCTTGCCCGCGCCCTTTACTGGCCTGACCTCCGCTTCGAGGTCTGACACACGGCCCACCAATTCCTGGAGGATGTTTGCGAGACTCTTCGGATGCCCGCACATTTGACGTGTAATATTCGTTAACATCGTACTTTCTCCTTTCTTCTTATATACGAGTGAAGAGCCAATCCCTTCACACTGTCCCCTTCGCACCCTTCGCACCCTTCAAACCCTTCAAACCTTAGCAGTTAAAGCCGGCTGACAGTAAAGCGTCTGCGCTTCTTCTCCTGTACTACCATACTCTGGCCTTCGTCCTGACCCTCTTTGTACCTCTTTACCGGATAGGCTATCGACTCGAGGTGGACAACGACTGATTCGGCCAGTTCGTACTCGCCTCCGTCTCTCAACGGATACGAAATCGTCTGAAACCGAACCGTTGTGCCGTCCGGGCACTGCACCGAAGGGCGTCTGAAAGCGAACGACCATGGAACGTTCTCGTCTTCACTACCGACCAGGTCCAGATTAACAATCCGAACCCGTATCTTCGGGTCGAGAGGGACCTGCCATTCCTTCTTGGTTTTCCCTTTCGGCTCCTCAAGTGTCGCGACTGACCCTTCGTTTTGCTTGTCCTGCTCGGAAATATCTAGGTTTCCGCTGCTCGCAGGATTTGCAAGTTCGCCATCTATCTTCCTCTTTACCATCATTGTTCCTCAATACTGCTTACTGTGCTTAGTCATTAACCTATATCGCCGACGTCCTGTACCTCGGACTGGTCGCGCATCGCCACAATAAAGACTTCCTCGTCGTTCGTAAGCAGCGTTCCGCCCAGAGTGATACCGAGACCCTCGCCGGCAACCACGTCCTGTTCGCGGCATATCCACGTATTGGTCCCGTCGGAGACCGTTTCGCCCGGTACGATGGGCCAGTCGGGCTCCGTGCCGTAAACACCGGCGCTCGCCGTGCATTCGTACACGTAGTCGTTGTGCACCGACGGTCTGGTCACCGAACCGACTAGACTTGCCGTTCGGGCCGTGGGTTGCGCAGCGCCTGCGACGAAGTCCGGGTCGATGGTGACCGCTTCCTTTATCCCGGTCGCGGGGTTCTCAATCCGCGTTTGGACGATTTTGCTACCGTCGTAGGCACTGATACCCTTGGCGACGGTGTCCATGTATGTTTCGACCCCGTCGGCCCCGGTTCTCTTAATGCCGAATTCCGTGCTATCGGCTATACCCACCAGGGATTCCTGCATCTGTTTGCCGTACCAGCGATACGTGACGGGGTTCGTCCCTTCCATGACCGTCGCTTCGACGTAAGAAGGAATGAAACCTAGAATGAGGTTATAGTCGGCCGCGCCGCCAAACAACCTTCTTAATACCATGCTTTGTGCAATCATAATCTGCCTTTCGATAAAGGATTACCGTTTAACGTGTTACCGCATTTTTATGCCTATCACTGAAAAGCATAAAAAGCCCTTGACAAACCCTTCTCACTCTTCAAACCTTTACGTATCGCTTCTCTTCGTAACCTTCAAAATAATCACGTTCAGATCGTTGAGGATACGAGCCACGTTCATCAGTTTCCAGGCCATCGACTGACGCTGGTTCAACGGATCGGCCGCGCCTGCGGTTCCCCGTGCGTGGATGATCATCTTGGCGTTTGCCTTTTCAAGATCCACCACACCGTAGGCGTTGCGGGCGATGAACGGCAGGTAGTAATACGTTCCCGCCGTCGCCGGGAAGGCCGCCGTGGCCGAGCCCTGCTTATGGGCGATACTGGAGGCCAGGAATCGGGCCTCTTCAACACTACCCCGCTCGCTCATAACCACGCTTCTCTGCCCGGGGTACTCAGCAGTCGACAGGTATCCGGAGACCATCTTCAAGTCGGTATTGAGCTCGGTGTTCATCATAACCCAGTACGCTTCCTGGATAGGAGCCGTTCCTTGCCCCGTACTCGCTCCCACCATCGGAGCGACGGGAAGTGCGTCGGAGTTCTGCAATGTGTTCGTGACCTGGTTGATATCGACGTCGTTGAGCGCTGTTACTTCCGGCGTGCCCTGATCGGCTGTTATCGCCGAGGCGCTCGAGACCAGAACGTTCCTGGCCAGTTCGTCCACCGTTCTCATCATCTGGTCGTTGAGTTCGGAAGCTGCGGAGTTCAAAACGTTGTTCTCCGCCGTGAACTCCAGAACGTCGGTGATACTGACCCAATCCCCGTACTGACTGACCGTGGCCCGGATATCGGTTTTGGACAGTTGCTTACCGGGCGGTGTTACTCCCTCGGCCACTTCTTCGGTAGCCGTCGCAAGCTGTGCGTACCGGCGCCACACAACCGACTTTCCGTTACCGGACGGTAGCGAGAACCGCTGTGCGAACATTTCGTGAATCAATCTCGGCTTGTTACGAATCAGTAACAGCCTGAAAAAGTATGCGTTCACCGCCGGGGTGATTATACTTGTGCCTGTGATTCCCATGATATACTTCCCTTCTTGGGTTATACGTTAGCCCCGTTCCTTCTCGCGCGGGCTACGAAAGCCTCATCGGTCTCTGTTAGATACCGGTGCTGCTCACTTACTCCCGAGCCGCCACGCACCGTCAGTCCGGATTTTACCCGTTTTGCGTTGCGCACGGCCTCATCGATCACGTCTTCGCCTTCTGTGCTTTCTTGCTTTTGCACTTTCCCCGCCGCCGAGCGTGCGATTGCCAATGCGGCCATTTTCGGGTTGGCGCTCTTTATGATCTGGTCGAATAGTGCGGGGTTTTCTTTTATTGCCGCCGCCAGAGGCGGGGCAAACTGTCCCTTACGAGCTCCCTCGTTTGTTCCTACCATATCGACGTAATCAGGGTTCTGTTGATGGAACCTGATATCATCGATCTGGGCCTGATGGGTCCTCTGGACGTAATCAAGAGTCTTTCGGTGCTGCTCTACGGAAATAGAGTCGCTGCCTTCGTCACTGACGCCGGCCTCTTTGTAAATATCAAACTGCTCGAGAGGTTGGGGCTTCTGAGTATTGGCCTCTACAAGAGCGTTGTTCTGCTCCACGAGGTCCAGCCGGCTCGTCAGTTCGGCGTTTTTAGCAATAACTTCGTCCAGCCGCTCCTTGGGGACTGTCTGACCTTCGACGGCTCCGTCTGTCGCAGCGCCCTCGACCGCCTCTGCGGATGCAGCTCCCTCGGCCGCATCTGTGGCCGCCGGGGTTTCAATGCCTCCATCTTCCGCCGGTGCAGCAACTTCCAATATTGACGAGTCCACTTCCGATTCAACTATGATCTGTCCTTCGTTATCCATCAGTATTTCCTTTCGCCAGGTGCGGTTATCCACCTGATGCCGGCGGGCGAAGCCGACTGTCTTTTACGCCACAACCACGCGTTCAATTGGCTATTTTTTATTGACTATTGACTATTTGTCTTTCAACGCCGCTGTCACTGCTTTGTTCTTTTTCTCTAGGTGCTTCTGGGCACGTTCGAAGCGTTTCTTGTCTGCCCGGATCAACTTGGCGTTGACGAGAGTATCGGCGTCAAACTCGGCTTCGAAGTCGTCGTCTATCTTAGGCATTATTCCATTCCTCAATTCGCCAGGGGCATTCCTTTTGAACTATTCAACACGTCTTCGCTGATCTCCGCGTCTTTCGGGTCCTCGCCGCTCATTGTCACGGCTGGCGCGTCTTTGAAGAGTATCCACCCGTCGGGCTCTTCGTGCGTCAGTATTTCGCGCACATTGTCTACGTACCAACACATGGTCCCGATCATCTTCGGCGGCTTCTTCGCCCACGGGATAAGATTGGTCCGCAGCGCCGAGTGGTTGTTGGTCCATTGCGAATTGACCAATATCCAGTATGGATCTCTTCGGTGTGCGTTCTCCTGTACGCAGCGGGCAAGCTGCTTCTCGAAATCCTCGCACACGCCGGCTACTTTCTCCATGGCCTCGACCATCCTGAAGTCGCGCGGAGCGCATCGCCCCATATTCGACAGTTTCTTCCGAGTCTTAACCCTTGCAACCATAATACCCCTATCGTGTTACGAGTGCCGGTTTACTCGCGGCGGCTTTCTCTCGCTCTTGTTTCGCCTGGAAAAACTCCAATACCCGCATCAACCTGTTGAAGTCGACTTCCTCGAGGTTCTTATCGCCCTGTTGGATGTTCTGCTCGATCTCCTGGATCTCTTTGATGGCCTTGATCTGTGAAAGTGCCGCGTCCCCTTCGTGCTCCTGGACGTTGGCCCGGTTCTCTTCGGCTTGGGAAATGTCCTTATCGATCTTTGCCCTGCGCATCGAGTCGAGTAGTTTCTTCTCTTCCATCAGTTCGGCTTGCTGGGCGTTTTGCCGCTGCTCCGCTTCTTTGATCGCTTCGAGCAGCTTCGGGGCCAGGGGCGTCGGCCAATACGTCGCTATCCACGACCACGGGATTGGCATACCGTCAGCCTTCGCCTGCCTGAGCTCAACGAAGAAACTCTGTTTCTGCGTCTCTGTGTAAAGCCCTTCCTGCGGGACGATGTCGTATTTGGCCAGGTCCTGCTTGCGGAAGTCTGCATGCGCCGGCTCCCCGATGATCCTTTCGAACCTCTGCCGTGAATAGTTCGCCTGGATAGCCTTTACGGTCTTTCGACCGATCTGAGCCTTGGCCGCGCGGTTATGATCGAACAAGTCCTGGAGCGTTACCAACGAAAGCCCCGTCCTAAGCTTCATTACATACGTGGAGATCTGACCCTTAATCTCGTCGTTGCCCAACAACTGCTCGTTGACGCCGGAAATCGTATTTACAAAGGTCTGCAAGTCATTGTTCAACTGGAATAAACCCCCGGGGATGGGAGGGGCTTGGATGCGCCTGATTTTGTTTAACGCACCCGCCTTGAGTATTATAGCCTTACCACTTCCAGCCTTGTAAGCATCCTTGGGATTAACGAACGCATCTTCCTCCGCCTCGTATCCGCTGGTCGTCTGGGTATCGATAATGGTCAGGATCTGGCTCATTCGCTTACTGACTTCTCGCTGCGGGTCCCTGAGCGGCCTGATAATCCCCTGGAGCTTATCGCCCATATCGTCGTATTCCGGATACCAGAAACCCGCCTGCAGGACGTAGGGATAGTCGTCAATCCCGTTCGGGTCGTCGCCGCTGTGGACTTCATGATCGTTCACAAAGGCGCTGAACTTTACCGTATCGACGGTATCGGTAAAGCTCGTGAGTTTGGTGGGAGCTGAGTTGACCGCTGCCTGAAGGTCCGCCTTCTTACCCTGCCATTCGATTATTTCACCGGTCCCCTTATCGGCCAGGAATTGTGCTTGCCGAGTATTTCGCTCCCAGAAGGTCGAGTAGTTCGCCCGAGTCCCTTCCGGATCTCTGCCCTGCCCGAGATATGCCGAGAACGGTAACGACTGTCCCGGCCCGCCGGCGGCAGCTTCCTCTATCTCCGACTCCTTGCCCGGAATCAGCAGCTTGATGTCTTCGACGCTCATACCCTCATCGTGAGTGATGATATGATTGCAGTCGCTCAGATCCCGGCGAGTGAAGCCGGGGTCCAGTAGGAATGTGTTGTATGCCTTGCGGCCGTAATGAATGTCGCCCTGACGATCGAAGAACAGTTCCAGGAGGTTCGCGCCCGTTGTCAATGCGCCGAGCTCAAAGGCGTCGGACATTTCCTGGTATCCGCCGTTATTCTCCATAAGGTGCATTACAGCCGCCTGATACTGACTTGCAACGGGATTATCGCCGAGTTCCGCCGGCCCGATCCGCAGCGATAATCGGTTCTTCCGCTCGTACCCGGAAATCATCTTGACGATTCGACGGATAATGTTGAAGTTCAGAACCTCACGCCCCTCCTTGGCGAATTTCACCAGGTCGGCGCTGGTCCACGGGTTCTTAATGAAATACTTGAAGTCGGTGTGCGCCTCTGTGATCCATGGGAACCATAGATCGTAGGCGTTGTTGAAAGCCGCCTGGAACGTTTCCGTTCTCGCTAATACGAAATCCTTTTCGTTATCGCTTGCCATAATAAAAAAGGCCCGGTAAAACCGAATTTGAAAACTCTCGCAAAAGAGTACTCAAGTTCAAAGCTTCACCGGACCATTCGTTCAAACGAGTAGGGCCGCTTTACATTGACTATTGTCTATTTTCTATTCAATACACTTATCTCCCCCATGAGATTATAATGATTGGTTCGGGCATCGGGCTAATTGCGGCCGCCAACTGCTTGAATTGTCTACGTGTTGGGCTCATTGTGTTCTACGTACCAATCTGGGTTTAACATGAACTCTGAGCATTTTTAAGAAATACTCCCTCACGACCGGCGTATCTGGAACTACTCGCTTCTCTTTTCTCTTAGCACTCATACGTCGTCTTTCGTCGTTCGCCAGTGCAAGCCGCCTATCGCTTCCTTGAAAATAACGTCCATGATACGACCGCGGTGAATCGTCATTGTTCCGGTAAACTCAATCTTCCCGTGGTCCATTATTCTTGCTCTCTCTACCAAAGCCGCCTGCATCTTGTACAACGCTTCGTCGTCTGTCAAGACTATTTCGTTTTTTTCCAACATTTTTCCTCAGCTTCCTTGCCTTGATACTTGATATCCGGTTTGCACATATCCCTGATCTTTTCGTCTACAGCCTCAACGGCGCGGTCAAAGTAGGCCATCATTGCAGCGTCAAGGTCATGATACTCGTGATCGTCACTGGGGTCCATGGGCGTCGGCATGGTGAAGCAGGGCAACAGAATACCACCAAGAGCAGGATCGCAGCAGTGTTTCCCTCTCCTGTCGATGTGAGTGGCCGGCCTTTTGTGCGAAGCGCACCACCAAATTTCTTTTGCTTGTTCCATTGAGTCTACGCCTCCTTGCCTTACACGGTGTTGGGATCGAGTTCGCCTGGGACGCCTCTTTTATGTATGGTCACTTTTATATGGTAAATCTTAATGAACCTGTCGTCAACAGCGTTGCAGCTCTCTCGTAAACAATAGCTCGGACCGCCCGTTATCACCGGCACACTCCATTTGTGCCGCGTCCGGCAACATAACCGTTCAAGGGCTGGTCTCATCCCTGTGCCTCCCTGTACTCCTCATCTCTCAGTTCCGCCCTGTTCTGGTAGTCCTGTCGCTGCTCCTCTATTTCTTCCCACGCAAGACGGGCCCCACGTCCCATGCCTGCGTAGTAAGCCCCCACCATTCCAACAATTACCAGAATCAGACAACCCACACATATAGCAGTCATCACTATATTCGGCATACTCGCCTCCTTTCAAACCTAGACTTTTCAAATAAAAGCCCCCATCTATCCATTCTATGTCAGGGCTCGATATGCTGGCCTTCCAGCCTACTTTCTCGTCATATTCAATACGCGCTGCGAACTCTTTCATTTTGCAACGGCTTTTCACATCGTCCTCTACTCGCATCCTTTCCATCATTGATACCCGTATAAATAGCCCATCTCGCCTAAAATCGTGCGTGAAGAGCTTATATGGCATCCCATTTATGAAGACCTTAACCTCAATCATCCTTCTCACCTTTCGCACTATTCAAACCTTAGCAGTTACCTCTTAGCCTCATTCCATAGGTCCTCAACGTCCTGGGCCGTCATACTGCCGCCGCCCACCTTACCTTCGACGATGGCCTTACTGGCATACCTCATAGCGGCGGCGCCGTGGTCGTTGATCCCGTCCTTGTCCGGGGATCCGGTGTAGGCGATGTGGTCCTCCGTGCTCATCTGCTTATTGATCCGCTCGTGGAAGCCCCTTAATCGGTCTAACCCAACCGCACACAATGTCTTATCGAACCTGGCCCTGGTCAAGAATTTAACTGTCCGCTCGATACCCTCGATCTCAGTCCTCTCGACTTGTAACGCCACGGGGCGGCCGCAAGTGATGGCTAGGTCCTGCAGCGTTTCGAGTGCCGTCTGCCCTGTAATTACGCGGCCCGCGTTGTTGTCCATATCGCACGGGACTATGTTATCGCCGTAAATATAGCCACATTCACGCCTTAACTCGTCGAAATATCTCGCATAATCCTCAACTCCCAGACCCGAGTCCTCGTGGTACCTGATGAAATGAACGTCGTAGTCGAGCAACTGGAAGAACCAGAAAGCCGACGTGTAACCGGGATCTCGAACGATGTGAACTTGTTTGTGCGGGTCGGCATCCAAGTCACAGATACGACCCTTGCTCTCGAGGTCGTCCAGTTTCCTGCCGTAATAACTGCCGAGGGCCGCCTTTGCAGATATCGCCCCGAGCACTCTAACGGCGTATTCGTCGGAGTCCTCGCCGTAAGTCGTTCGGATATCACGTTCGTATTCCGTTCCGTACAGGCCCGGAATGTCGTTATTACTGTTAATGAAGTTCGGCGTGTCCTTGACGGATATCTGTAGCCGGTTCCAATTCGGACTTTTGAGCGCCGCTACGAATTCCCCCGTTGATGAGGTGGCGTTGCCGATCGCCAATACCCGCTTGAACGGCCCTCCCACGTGCTTAACCGCTTTCCATATCTCCGGTAGGATAGCAGCCGCTTCGTCCAGAATGAATAGGAAATGCGGTGAATGATAGCCCTGCAGCCTGGTTGCCTCACCTGTTACCGTGTCGGGCTTGGTGGCGACTCCAATTGCGAACCACCTGAGTCCGCTTTCCGGCTGCATATCGATCTGTAGCGTTGAGACCTTACCGCCCATGGGTATACGGGCGTTTGCGTGGGCCTCGCGCATCTCCCGCCAGAGTAACCCTTTCACCTGATCTTCGCTCGGCGCCGTTGTGACCACGATCGACGGTACGTAGCAATACAGAAACGTCAAAGCGATCCTGGCGGCCACATAAGTCTTCGAGACCCCATGTCCGGCGGAAACAGCTGTCTGAGGATTATCCCGCACGGATGCGCACACTCGCTCCATGCCCTCCCAGTAGTGCTCAGGCTTCACGTCGAGCGCGTTACGCATGAACCATCCGTAATCCTTACGCCCTAAAGCCGCTATCTCCTGAATTTGATCAGATATGCTCACGGCAAAACTGTCCCCAACGACCTTTCAATGGCTTCGATGATCTCTTCCACCATGCGGTTACTCTTAGATTGGCGGTATCGCTTGTCGATTATCTTCAATAACTTCTCGAATTGTGTTTGTTCGGCTGTTGTCATGGGAGGCACTTGAATCGCAGTTACAAGCCTATCGTTCAGTATTCTTGCCTGGACCGGGCATGACCAACTCGGATAATCCATACCGTTTTCCCTTCACACTCTTAACACCTTCACACTCTTCGCACATTGGTAGTTCACTTCGGCCTATCCTTCGATTTCAAAGCCTTCGCCATCGCCTCGGCGAACGTGTCGCCTTCCAGCACAACAGCTTCTTTCGATAGCCACCGGTCCTTTTTGGGGCCGACGTTGGCAACTATTATCTTTGCCGCTCCGAGGTCAACTTTATTCTTTCTTTTCTCGCCTACAACAACCAGTTTTTCGACTTTCCGCTTAGCGCATTCGATCTTAATCGCACGCCGTATCGTGGCTATAGTGTCCTTTTTCCCGAATTTGAGCTTCAAGTGCTTCTTTGCCCATTCGAGATAATCCGGCTTATTCCAACCGGCAGGCGGCGGCTTCGGCCCGACTATCCTGACCTCGAGCGTCTTTTCTCGCACGGGCATAGTTGCCATACTGATGATGTTGAGTTTTACCTTACCCGCCGTGGCTGCGTCAATGCCCTCCTGGCAAGCCTTTGCGAATTCCTCCTTGTAGTGCTTGCCCGACTGGTGTCGCCACTGGAGAATCGTTTCGTTGGTTACCCCGAGCAGTTTTGCGATCAGCCCCCATTTAGGCTCTCGGCGAGTGTTTATGATCCCAGCTTCGATTATGAGGAATTTAACCGTTTCAGCGAAAGAGTCTTTGTATTTACTGAGTGCAGCGGCCGGACTCTTTCGCTTCTTCTTTTTCGTCTTTTTCTTTGCCATCCGTGGCCCTTTATACCTGTTCTTTTGGAAAACTCCCAGCTAATTCAGATGCTTGTTGATGTCACCCAAGAATAAATACAAAATAGATTGCCCTCCTAACCCATTGTTCCATCGTCCTTTACAGAAATCTTACTCGTTTACCTACAGACTATTGTACTACCGCCGGTTCTGCCCTCGGTGAGAACAGGTTATCCACAGCCTCCATTTCCTGCAACTTCTTACTATCGCCGGTCTTAGCGTAGATCGCGGTTGTCGATACACTACTATGCCCGAGCTGCTCCTGAACGTACTGGATGTTGTTTTTATAATTGTATAAAGTTCGCGCAAACGTATGCCGCAAAGCGTGCGGATGCAGGTGCAAAACCCCCGATCGCCGAGCGATAGATTTTATACGGTAGTACAGGTTGGAATATGTGATCGGTTTGTGCTCCGAATTAGAGAACACAGGCCGCTTTTGATTTCTCTCAATTCGCTGATCCCAGCTATACCCTTCGATGTTTTCCTTGTCGGTTCCTCGCACTGCGTGCCTTCGCAACATCACTCCTATTTCCGGCCCGACAAAAACCGTTCTGGACTTGCACCCTTTCCCCTCCCGGACGTCGATCTGGCTTTTCCCGCGGTATATCCCCAGGTCCCGGACCTGCAGCGAACACAGTTCGCTCGCTCTAAGTCCCGTCCGCAGCAGTGTTTCGAATAGCATCACCTCCTGACCCTTATAAACAGCCCGGCACATCGCTATCTCTTCGTCGCTCAGGAAGTCTCGCGACTCCAACTGGTTCTTCTGGCGCCGCTTGGGCTGGTCCTTGCCCTTTTCGATTCTCGCCAGTATCCGGCAAACAAGCCGCCCGTACCAAAGTTTTTCCGCTTGAGTGCGATGGCCCTGGTCGTTCAGCTCCCGCGCGATCACGGCGTAGGGCGTGGGCTTTGGATTTCCCTCGCGGTCCACAACGCCTTTGCGCGCCCGCCGCTTCAAAAGAATAATCTCATGAACCGCCCGTTCGTCCCTGAAATACCCGTGCGGCTTCCTACCGACCTTTTTCATTGTCTATTTCCTACTGACTATTTTTCACCTTAGAGGTAGATATCCATAGTGGTGCAAGGCTTTTACGATAAGGCACAAGAGTAAGGCTATTGGGGCGTAGATTGCAAAGAAGATCATACACAACCTAAACCTGGCCTGGTCTCTTTCCTCCGGCGTCCTTTCGTCCCATCTATTCCAACTCATGGCGTTCGCACCTTTCTCACTCTTCAAACCATTCAGTTTTTTCAGACTCTTCACACTTTCTTTCCCCCAGACCCCCCAGCCACCACAACAACTTGCCGCACAGCCAATAATATACAGCCTTCATTCTGCTTATCTTCGCATTTTTCAAACCGTTTACTCCTTTCAAATATTCAAACCTTTCACACGTTCGCAGTTCTGAGTTGTTCGGGATTATCCATGTCATTAGCCCTTGCCGCCTGCGATATATACTTTGGTCTTGGGTGCGAGAACGGCCAAACTTCTTCCCAGGAACATCATCAACATGCGCTCGTATTCTTCATGCTTGTCGGCCAGATATAATTCCTGAAATAGTTCTCTCTCTTCTTTTGGCGACTGCAATTCTGGCACACAGCATGAGAAGTCTGGACAGCACGTACTTTTCTCATCCTCCTTGTCGCCCATGTGCCACGATTTACCTTCCACCCATTTTTCTAGTTGCTCCTTATAGGTCAACATCGTAAATCTCCCGAAAACAGTTAATCACATTGGTCCCATTACAAGCCCAGCATCGAGCATGTCTTGTTTTGCTTATGAAGGCACATTGGCAGTCGAAGCAGTACTGAGGAAAGAAGATCATTGCAGCATCCTTGCTCATATCACTCCTTCACAATCTTCTCAAACGTCACAACCCGTACCCACTCGTTCTTGTCGTCGCCGTGGAGGGAGTGCCAGCCATCAAAAAATGCTTCAAGCGGGGTGTCTGTCTGAAATCCCATGAATTCCCAGTGTCCACCTTCGTCAATATGTTTTACCAATGTCACGCCTTCTGCAATCGCATCATCCTCGCTGATATCCTGCAACCGCTCCACCCGAACCGCCGTCACCTTCAACCACTTGCGGGCCAGCGACTTGTACATGAACATGCCGGACGTTCGACCGAACCGATTCTTTCGCTTGAACCATCGCGTGAATTCATCGACTGTCAACCCAACCGAGAAGTCCTTGTAGTCTCTCTGGTATTTTCCCCATACGCGGTACGTATCCAAGTCGCCTTCGGTGATTTGATAAGGCTCTTTGATGTAGAGACGGTCGCCGACGGCGTAGGGGGCTCGAACTGTACGCCTCTCACAGTGGTCGTCTTCAAATACTACAGTCTCACATGAAGAACCACCGCTTAAAGAGCCTATAATTGTCCACCGATCCGGTTCTTTATTGATCTCTGCCAAGCCCGTCAGCCGCCGCGTCATGCCCTTGCGCCCTTCGTCAATGGCCGTAGTGTTGCCGGGCGTCATTAGGATTCCATGTTCTTTCATTTCGGGCGGTCCTTTTTGAGTCGCGTGATATAACCTTTCAGGCCTGCGATGGTTCTTCTGAGGTCAGTATTCTTTACCTGCTCTTCCTGCCACCATTGCTTGTACATAGCTCGCTCTCGTTCAAGACGGTCGCGGTCCGTGCACATTTTTTCTGTTGAGTCGGCTATGCGCAGCAATGCGCCGATTTTTATTTCTTCTTTCGTTGCAAGGTCCCCTCTTGTCGACCATGTTCTTTTTGCAGCTTCTCTGTGGTTCATTTCGCAGCCTCCGCGAACATCTTCATTTGCCCTGGAATATCGGCACAGGGTTTTTTCAGGAACATTCGGCATTGTTTTGCGAAGTGGTCCTCACCGGTCGGGATGAATTGCTCTAAAACCTTCTTCCAGAATCTACCCGCCGGCGTGTCTTTGCACTGGTCGTAATTGCCATCCATGTGTAAATCGATGATTGGGCATCCCCAGCTTTTAGGAACGTCCGGGTCTTCACGCCAGTTAATGCAGTGATCACAGTATTTGCTTTGATACTGCATCCCTTCGGATCCGTTTGAGAAGTACGCCATTATAAAGCTCCTATACCAAGCTCGATCGCAGCGGTCATTATCCGCTGAACCAACTTGCGCCGCATTTCCGTCACCTGTAATCGCCTGGCCTTATATTCTTTAAGCTCGTTGATTCTTCTATTCGACGATATCTGCCGCCATTCGAGCATTTGTCTCATTGTCATCCTCCGCTCGAGCTTACGGTCCCAGCTACGGTCCTTACCCTTGTACGCGAATAAGAATTTCCGCACCGCGTCCCACCCCTGCTCCGCCACCATGTCCTGCAGAACGGGCATAACAATCGCCGCATACGGTCTCAGATCTTCCGGCACAGCGGCCCTGATCTTCGCAATCAATAACCCTTTTCGATTTGGCATAAAATCTCCTTATTTCTTTGACAGGATTACAGAATTCATCTTTCTGGAATAACCTCACCAGCCGCGTCAACCCACACCTGGGCTGGTTGTGGAGTTTCCAATATACACCTCAACCACGCCCGCCCTTTGGGAGTGACTTCGTAACCGTTTTCACGCCCACTGCTTCCCGCACATGGCGCAAATATCCCGTCCCCAACGAACTGCGTGCATATACTATTGTACAAGTCGGCCGGATTACCTTCTAGTCCACCAGGGCCTGGGAAAGCGCCGTGTGAGCAATAATGGTGCAGTAAAATACTCAGTTCATGAGGCGTCATATACCTATCTCCTTTGATACCCTTCAAACCCTTCAAACTTTTCGCACCTTCGCAGTTAAAGATTCGGATCGGTCAATATCTCCGTCCACACTTCCAACTCGCCCGCCATCAACTCGAGCGTCGGCCGGCACGCATTGGGGTCCGTTCGGCAGTCTGCAAGCCCGTCCTGAACGGAGTCGTTGAACGCCTGGAACCTCACCGCGAGGTATTCGTCATGCGCCGGCGCACAGCCGGCTAAGACTATGCCGATTATCAACGCAAGTACAAACCAGCATATCACCGCCAGAGCGAGCCCAACCAACCAGTTCCGCGCCTTCATTCCAGCGCACGCCTTCGGTCTACTTCGATCCTTCATACGTCACTTCCCTTTCTCTAAACTTCATTCGCACCAACTCGCACCATCCGTGGAGTAGATCGCATTTCTTTTCTTTGTCACCTTCTGATATCGACATTGCACATCCAACCCTTAGTTCCTCAATATCGACTAAGAGCCTGATGAAATCCTGTATGTCCGCGGCCATATTCGCTACATCTTCCCTGGTTGCTGCGTCGGGGTTCACTGATAGCATATTAACGCGTTCCGGCCATGTCAGGTTGGTTCTTTCGGGTTTCTTTGTTTTTGTCACGTTCATCTCCATTTCTCGTACAAATGGTTATTATGGACCGCCGCCACACCGCCGCCGGCTATTCCAAGCCCGTAGAAGAATTCCCAGTCGTCTTCGAAGATCTCGCCGAGCCCGTACAACGTCAGCGTTACAAGGCCCTTGAACAGCCACACCTGGTCCCTACTCGGCCGATCGTCCAGGAGGGGATTGGCTTCCGTCCCCCCGATTCGGAGGTACTCGTTCGTCGTGTACCCGTCCGCCGCCTGGGCCGCCATCAGGCAAGCCAGGCCGATCTGTTTCCTCCTGGTCATCGGCGCACACCCCGCTAAAGTGACTGCAAGGAGGCACGCTATTATCACTGTATTCTTTTTCATCTTCTGTCCCTTTCGCACTTTTTAACTTTTAGCCACCGATTTTCACCCAGTACACAGAACACATCCGGACGCTCTATCTTCCAATTCTTTTATTTCTGCCTTGAGTTCGATTATCGTATCTTGCGACTGCGTCCATCCCTCCCTGAATATCGCATTTTCCTCCTGGAGGCGTTGCTCTCTTATCGATCCTCCCTTCCACAGCATCCATCCCGCCAGGCAACTCGCCGTCATTATCAGGAACACCCAACTCTGAATACCCGGCCAGTTGAACCATATCCAATACAGATTGCACGGCGCCCAAACAGCGAAGCACCATCGGTTCTTAAATGCGCTCAAAACAGCGCCAACAGCGCCCAGAATTACAAATATCAGACTCATCGATCGTCACCTTTCAAGCCTTTCTCACCCTTCGCACCTGCCGTCGCACCCGACAACTGCTTCAGGAAGTCGCTAATATCGTTCAGACAAGTGTTGTTGAATACACAGCCCGGTTGAAACGCTATCACCCATTGACGCCATTCTTCATAGTAAGTCACTTCCCCAAGCTGATCGCCGTGCCTCTTATTCTCACAGAACCACCGTTTTGCCTCTGGGTCTGAGTCCTCCACAAACCTTATGTACCTGTACGATGCTTTCATTTCGTTTCTCCCCCGATCTGCTTCGGTTTGATTACTCTGGATTCTACGTGCTTGCGTGGGCGATGCGGTGCGCAGTCTTCTGGGTTCATGCGGAGAAACGCCTCTGCTTGACCTGGGTTTGTCATCGCGAAGTGGAACAACCTTTCGCCCAATTCCCGTTGCCGTTTTTCGGCCTCAGTATCTTCCAGTCCAAGTATTTTACGTAGATCCGACATTCCGACTCCTTTGTCTAAAACACACCTGTTTCTGCGGCGTCCAGGAGATCCACAACTCCCGGCACGGCTCCTTCACGCAGCTTTTCGAGTACCCCAGGCACCCGATCTCGTTATACGGACAGGTCCGCTCGGGGATCCTTCCCGTTGCGGTCCTGCCCGTCCAAATATCTTCGTCTGTGAAGGTCTTCATGCCCGGCCTGAAATGCTGAATTGTTCGATTATCTTTAGGTGGACCGCGTTTACAATCTTGTCCTTGTCCATTGCGTCTATAATGTCCATCCTGTGCAGTTCCAAGTATGCCGCCGCCATCTCGCTGGCCACCGCACGGATCACAGCTTCTTTTATCCCTTCGGCCCTGTAGCCTGTACCGTCCGCTCGGAGTTCCTTAAAAGTAGCGGTGAATTTCCCGATCATACTTATCGAGGAATCATCAACTTTGCATTCACTCAGTTCGATATCCATTGCCGTATCCTTTGTCTTCTATAATATTTAAAAGATTAGTATTAGTAGTCATATACCCTGTGAAATTGGGAGTTCTTTTGTAAGCCCTTATCAATACTAGACATCTGATGTGGATAACCCGTAGGTTTGCGGTAAAGTCTTTTGTTAAATCTTTCATTTCTTGCATTAGGTCCTATTTTTCTGATAGTTTTGGCTCTACTTCTAATAGGTTATCCACATAAACTCACAGTTTTGCGCACAATTTGATATAAGTCCTTCTTTAGCCACAGATTACACGGATTTCACGGATAACACCCAGAGTCCATAGGCTAATCCAAGAGACGTTCATAATGATCAGCAGCGTTGCTACGACAGCAATACGTGCCTTTTTCCAAAGTTTCATCTTTCACACCTTTCAAACCTTCATCGTTAAAACCCCCGGGATACGGGCGGAACAACCGCCCTGCCCGATTGCGTCGAAAACCAAATTAACATAGTGGAAACTAACCAACTCATTTTCGTCGGGCTCCCGGGGTGGATGATATGCAAACTTTTCGTGGAAGTCGTCATAATGACAGGTCGGCCGATAATGGAAAACCGCACATGACACTACACACCATCCGGTAACTGATTCTATCTTGCATATTTGCTCTGACCGTCGTCTAACACCTCCACGACCTTACCCAGTCTCATTAAAGCATCCTCCAGCCCCTGGTAGCTCAACAGTGCGTTCCGCAGGGCGTTATCCGGGCCTATAGGCGTAACTTTCTTCGTCTCCGTATTTATCCCCGCCATCATGGCCGGATGATTCACGATCAACCCTCCCAATCGGTTGATCATCGTTAAAAGCTCATCCCTCATTTCGAAACAACACTCTTTCAGGTCCGCGGCGTCCGGCGATTCGGCTGGGCAAGTCTTTTTATACGGGCAGACCGGGCACATATCCGCCGCCTCGGGCCGCGGCGCAGCTCCCGTATTCTTTGCCATTTGTTCCGGCAACTGCTCCAGGCAGGTCTTTTCTTCATCGGGGCCGCCGTCTACCTTTTTCCCCAAAGTTCTTGCTTCCTTCTCTCTTGCGGCCTTTTCTTCCCGGGCCCGGTTCATCGCGCATTGACGCTCGGCAAAATCTCGCGTATGCTGAGGCGTGTCCTTCCAAAACTCATCTGCTTTTTCTTTCTCTTTCGCCTCTCCGGTTGTTTGCTCTGTTGGTTCAGGCATAATAGCTCCTTAAATCGTCGGGTTCGTAAACAATATCATCCTGCAACTCTCTCACCAGGGCGGTCAATCGTCGCCGGATAGCCTTGAAGTCCGGCTTGTCTCTCGGCAACACCTCTGGCTGGTTCAGGAACGCTTGTATCTTAGCCGCCCTGGCCGGCTTCATGGTATTGAGGAGCCTGGGCAGTACCAAACTCTCGAACCGCTCAGGGCTCACGTGAGGGGCGTTCTCGCAGCCGCGGTGTTCTTCCGGGCATAAGGTGATCCCAAAGTCGGTATCGAATTGGATTTCCCAATTGCCGCTTGATTTCAAAGCGATGTGGTGCGCCTCGGCGACAGGCTGGCCACACGACAGGCAATACGGACCCTGCAAGTGAACCGCCTCGTACCACAAAGCCTGGCATCGGAGTTCTACGCTACTCTTGGCCATGTTCAGCCTCCATATTCATATCCTCCAAAGCCTTTTGCGGGTAAACCAAATACAAAAGACCGCCAATCACCCAACGACCAATGGTCCGAAAAACGTGATAAATCAGAAATATGCTACTGAACATGGTAACCTCCTAGCTTCCTATAGGATCGCCGGCTGCGTCGCGGATGGGCTCTTGATGCGGATTGCCCTCTCCCGTGCCACCTGCCTGGGTGAAAAGACAAGCGCCTGTGCCGTCTGTGTTCTCTTCGATGAACGCCATCGTCAGCTTCTTCCTCGAGGGTTGTTTGGGTGGCTTAACTTCAATATCAGTCAATAGGGAAACCGCGCCGCTTTCCTTGCTATAAGCCATATCTATTTTAACAACGACACCGCTCTTTGCGTTTTCGCCGTGTTCTGAAACATGCTCTAGGAGTTTCTTCTCGGCGTCCTGAACTGCCTGCCCGATTCCCCTGACGAATTCGCCTCTCTCTATATTTCCCAATTCGACTGGTTCGTGTTTTGATGCCATTATTAATAACTCCTTTCCGCTCTTTATTGAATTATGTCTAGTTATTGTACGCCCAACAATTATGGCTTACACGCCCGACGCTCGCTTCGACCACTTCGCCAAGACCCTCGACAACCTCTTCCAGAATGAACGTCATTTCCTGGTGTTTGAGGACCTCGAGTTCCGGAGCGTCCGCCATAATTCTCGCTTCGGTCTGGCTCGCAATAACTGTTAGGTCGATCGTGAACGTCCGCTCCGGTCTCTGTATGTAGAGAGGAACTGTTGCTGTTATAGTGTCCGGCAGTTCGACCTCTTCAGTCCTGGGCGTGCCACTCTTGACCTCTGTTGTGCACATCACGCCGTTCGTATTGGTCTTACCGGATCCAATGCAAGCCGTCACTTTCGAGGATATCGTGATCTGCTGCATCGTGATCGCAAAGTCACGGCCCTCGTCTTCTGTCGCCCCCAGTCGTCGCCGATTTCGCTTCGCAAGCTCGGCAAATTGAGGTAATGGCATACGCTGATCCAGCATTTGTGACAGCAGCACAAACTCCGGGTGTCTTTCCGGCTTCAAGTATATCATTTCGAAACCGTCTTTCGCCTTATCGTCTAGCACCGCGACGATCCTGCAATCGGAAACGTCGGCAAGGACCAGGGTATTGTCCGTCTTGTTCTTTTTCAAGTAGTTCACAAACCCGGTCACTGTAAAGAATATATGCCCCCTCTTAGGCGACTCCATTCTCTCAGGCATTATCGGTGTCCGCGAAAGATTGACGGTGACGTTTTCCTTTCCATCGGCCAATACTTCCTTGGCGACTGAGATTGCATGGTTCTTACCAAGTTCAATATCACTTAGAAATCCTGTGATTGTGTTGTCTGACATAATTCAACTCCTTTTTTCTTAGGTTCGTCCCTTTTACCGTTCACACCTTCACACCTTTGTTTTTGTTTTTACGGGCCGGCCACGGCCACCGGCCCGATCTTTCTTTGAGGTGGTTAGTAACTTCTGTGCTTTTTTTTTGATAGTTTGGAGCAGGAATCTCCTTTCTTTTTCAAGCCGCAAGGCCGCTGTAATTTCCCTTGCCGTGACTGTCACTGTTATATTGTCAATTGTCGATTGACAATTGCTATTTTTGTCGCCGGGCTTCTCTCCCGGCTCGGATCATATTTGTACCCGCTACTGAATGCCTGATCTGGCCCCGCGATTACGTAAACGGGTTTACGGGCCGTGCCTTCTGCCGGAGTTGCGGCCATGCTCATTTCAGGACTCCTTTTCGTGACCCTGCCGACAAAGTAGAATATTGCGAACCCGCCTATGGCGGGGTAATCTCAAAAGCCAGCCTCTCGGCGTAAGTTCGTGTTCTGTCTTCTGTATTCTGTGTTCTGTCTTTAGATCGCCGGCTTTGAGGTGACGCCTGTTGTGTTGGTTTTTGCGTCCGGCCTTGCTGGGACAAGCCTACCGTAGGACACAACGTTCACGCCAGCCACGCTACTAATCCAACTTACGTCTTGGAGCTCCACAGGTCTCTTAGGTGCACACCGCCACCTCGTAGCCTGGCGATAATGATTCCCTGGCGGAGCGGAGTTTATCTCCGTGACTCTCCCTAGCTCACCGCCAGGTTAATACGGGCATGTGTCCGTCCAGTACCCGTTTTGCCTCTTCACTTTTCAAAGACCGTTACCTTCTCACCCTTTCAAGCTTCTGCTGGGTCTTGAGCTTCGTTATGTGGATTCACCGAGGGATTCTCTACGCTGCCGTTGTTCTGGATTTTTGCCCAAGACCAACTTTCCTTTCCCTTGACGTCAAGCACGAACTCTATCTCTGTCTCTGGTAGCTCTGGGTGACCCGTTGCCCGTAAAGTCTCTTGAACTGAGGCTGAAATATCGCGTTTCTGCTGCACTGAAAACATAACTCTGATCCTTTCCTTCACACCTTTCGAACTTTCAAACACTTGCAGTTAAAAAAGCCGCCGAAGCGGTGACCTTGCTCATGGATACCCGGGGTTCTTCGACGGCACTTTTGGATCGTTTGTACTTGGTATCAATGAGCATGTGACATTATAGCCGACGTGTCACATATATGTCAAGGGTAAAATATGGGCGTGTCACATATTTATTACAGGGGCGTTGTAACACTCTTGGGACACGGTACTTATGAGTAGTAGAAAAGTTCTTTTATTTTTCAAACGGAATACCGCGTCCCCTGCGGAGTATCGCGTTTTGAGGCAGTCCGTACTCGAATGGGAATAGTGGCAGTCGAGGTTCGAAGTAGTCCAGCCACTCGATAGGCTGCTCCGCTTTGAATTGCTTGTGCTTGAAGTGACAGCGCCGGCATACGTGCCGGCCGAACGGAACGTCGTTAGAGACGATCGGGAATTCCTCGATAACAATTGCAACGTGGGCGGGCTGGCCGCAGAGGCATTGTCTATTGTCTATTGACGATTGATTATTGCTCACGGCGGCCGCCGACGGTGATTTGATTGGTTGGAAGTTGTGTCATGACTGTGGTCTCGCGTAGAGTGCCGGCCGGATCCATCGTCTTTGTACGGGTTTCCATGCGGGGTCTGAGTTGCCATCCCAGAGCATGGCAAATGGCAGGAATCCGGCGTTGTAGACTTTTTCACACCTATCGGCAGCATCTTTCGTCGTGTCCCCTTCATAACCGATGAGGACGTAGGCATGTTTTCGACTTTGCGTGAAATCTGCCAGCAATTCTGTCGCTTTGTCCAGTTTCGCTATACCACTTACCCCGTCGAAAGCGACCCATATCTCGCGTAGTTTATGCTTCACCTGGAGTTCTTTCAAGGCATCTATGTGCCATTCTCTGAGGTAGTCCAGGTCTAGTCCGCCCGGGAACGATGCTGCAAGACGTTGCCTGTGCAGCATGTTGAAGACTTTTTTAATATGACTTGTCGAGCAAGCTAGGAGATTGTTGTCCTGGACCACCCAACCGTCGCGGATCGGCAGTTCTCTGATCTTGCCCTCACGTCCTTTAACGTAGCAGAAACTACAGCTCTTTGGGCAACCTCTCGATGTGATTGTCACACCTTCTTTGAGAAATCGCCCCGGCACAAACTCATTACCTGGGCTGTCAAACGCAGGTCCCCCAAGGCGAACATCATTACTCCTACGAGCCCAGGACCGCGAGAGTTCACGCCCTCGCCTGATGTCCCAGGTGAACGTCACAGATACCATTACCGGCAGGTCGGGCAGGTCGAAAAGCGGGGGCTCATCGAAGAAGGCAAGGTCGTCAGTTGGTGACCACTTGGTTTTTCGGGGGAAAACGCGGATAACCTTTTCATCTGTCATGTCCCGAATGATAGAACACAATAGAGAGTTGTCAATAGAAATTCGACAATTAAAAGGTGACGCCTTTCTCGCATACCCTTATATCAGGGTATCAGTCCGGCGCCTGGTCGGAGGTACCAACCATGTTTTCAGTGGTGGTCGTTTGCGTTAAACGCTCGGCGTTGGCAGACTGACCGCAGCCCTTCGACTTCGTCGCTGAGCGCCTTTATCACCGTGTCTTTGTCTTGCCCCTTCTGTGTGGCCTGCCGTTGGAAGATGATCGCCAGCCCCCCGACGACTGCGACTATACCGCCAACGATCTGAGCCGGTACGCCGAAGGCGAGAAGCGGCCCGTTGACTATGATTGCCAGGCCCATCCATGTGGTCTTCTGGCGGAGTGCTTTTAGAATCTTATCGCTCAATCCTGTCTCTTCCATCTTTATCCAGCGCCTCGTCTGCTTTGAATATTTCTTCGTCGATATCCTTGATTATTTCGTCGGCGGTTTTACGCAAGTCCTCTGCGTCGGCTTTCACGACCATTAGTTGCCTGATCCGTTCCGCCAGGGCGTTGCGCCATTTGCTCAGTTCTCTCATCATGGTTTCTTTAGTTCCTTGATCGCGTCCAGGACTGCCGTTTGCTTAACGTCGTAATCCTTAACAGCCTCTTTGATCCACACCATATCAGCTTCAGCCTTCGATGCGTGGTCGGCAAGATCCTCAATCTTTTCTCCGTGGATGTCAACGGTTTTTTCGACCGCCGTCACCCGGGCCTCTGTCCCCCCGAAAAACGTACCCCACGCGACAGCGCCGCCGACAAGCAAAGCCATTACCCAACCCCCTAATTTCAACCAACCTCTTACCTCGTCGCTGATACTCATAGATGTACCCTTCTCACCTTTCGCACTGTTCGCAGTTAATTAAACGGATCGTAAATATCCAGGAATTCATTCCTCTCGCCTTTTCTACTCCCCCCGCCGAACCACCAGTAATATTCCTCGCCGATGATTGGAATACTGCGGACGCTACGGTTGATCTCGCCTTTCTTAACGTCGCTCCATACCCCCTCGATCGCTTTGAACGGCGGCCCGAATTCCTCTCCGACAACAGCGCCGATCCTCCTGCGGTCGAGCGACTGCAGCCGCCACCTCGATAGGAAAAGATATTGCAGCATGTTATCGAGCACACTATCTGCCAGATCGAAGTCTTTACCCAGATACCAGTCCTTTATGAAGTCTTTTCCGACTCCGAAAGCCGTTAGTATCGCCAGCATTTTCGCCAGGTCGGCCATTGCCTCTAGTCTCTCCGACGGCGTGCCGGTCATTGTCTTTGTTGCTTTGTCCCTAAGTACGCTCATGCGCTTCAACGTGAACTGTCTCAGCATGTAGAGGATGCGCCAGTTGCCGCCGGCGGCGTAATATTCCGGCGTTTCTGTAATCGCCGACGGCTGCAGGTCGAGTATCTTCGAGAACATTAGGAACTTCACATTATCCGTCATGCGCTCGGCGGTCAGGTCGTTAATAACGTCTCTGGCATCGTCGCCGAAGACCCTCCTCATTTCCGAGACGAACTTCGCGTTGTTCGGGCTGTTCTTCGCCAGTCGGACCGATCGGGCGAGTTCGGTATTGAGCAGCGTCTGCTTACCGAATGTATCCACCGCCCTCATTGCGAACATTGCCTTATCCATAATCCCCTGCAGGCCCAAGTCTCGCATGTACTGGTTAATGTCACTTATACCTATATCTTCCAGGTTCAGTCCGTTGTTTTTCAGCAGCGCCTTATGGGCCGCGGGGATTGCGTTCAGATTGTCCCTATAGACACTGAGCCCCAGTTCTTCCAACTGGGTCAGGGCAACGGGAATATTCGCCAGGACGTCGACGTAAGCCAGCTTCACATAGTCCCGAGTCGCTCCGTTCAACCCTCTCGGTTCCATAATGGCTTTGAGCATATCGAATACCTGGGCCTGGTCCTCGAAGTCCAGGTCGAGTTGCAGTGCGAAGTATCCTATCGAGTCTTCCAGTTTCTGGTTCTTGTGCTTCTCGAGCTCTTCGTGGATCTCGCGGAGTTTTTCCGCCGCCCTCGCCAGGGTGCTCTTATGCTTTTCCAGCGTGACCGGCTTGGTGATTCCCGTCCTGGCCTGGGTTTTGTGCAGTCTGGTCCGCAACCGACTCTCCTGGGCTCGGAGCTTTGCAATTTCGGAAGTCTGCTTCCCGAAGAATTCTCGCGTCGTGATCGACTGGATCATGTCCTGGATGTACATTTCCAACGACTCGTCGAGTTCGAAGTAGAAGTTCTCAATGCTCCGATCGAATTCCTCGATCGATCTATCCTTAACGACACCCGGCCGCGACAGACTCACTCCCCCAACTCTAAAGCCGCGGAGTAGAGTATTGACGACTTGCGTCACTTCATTATCGCTGAGTGGCCGCCCGCCCGCCTGCTCCTGACGCTTGCGGATGGCATCTGAGAATGCCGAATGCTTATCCGATGTATCGAGGAACCGCAATAGCCCTTTCAAGTCTTTGACTCGGCGGGGGAAGTGGTCACCCCGGTACAGAATCTCCAATCCGACTTCGTTACCCGCTTCGTGAATGGCGTCCAGAACGTCTCTGAGTGCCTGATATTCTTCCTGAAGGTTGTATTTTTCTACAAGCCTCTCGGTTTCCGCTCGCCAGTTATTGTTCAAAGCATATTTCAAGTCGCGGGCGTCGTCGCCTTTGATCTTTTTTATGCCTTTAATGAACGGCGCCGTCTGCTCGAGCAGTTGGGTCGTTCTGGTATCGACGTCGAAAACATACCTTCTGACCTTGCTCATCAGTAGCGGGTGGATCTTTTCCAGCCGGGCGCTCATCGCCTCTACCCGTCTATCGAATCCGAGAAGGTACTCTTGCGCCTTGCGGCTGAGTGCCTCCCTGAGCGATGTTTTCTCCCGAGTCCTGAATTCCAGCTTCGCCTCTTCACTGAACCGCTTTGCCGCGCCCTTAGTCTCCGGAACCGCCGGCCTGACAAGTTCCTCCTCCGGTAACGGTCTGAGATCCGGTCTAAGGAATGGAGTCGTATCTTTCAGCTTGATCCTGAGCCGAGCCTTGGATACCTTCGGCTTCCTGGCCGCCTTCAGGCGAGCAGCCTTGGCCTTTACCCGGGCCCTCTTCTCAGCCTCCCGCTGAATGTCGCCGGGCTTTCTTTCGAACTGGACCTTGGCAGCTTTGGCGTCTGCAACCGTGGCAGTCCCCTCTGCTATTTCAAAGAATATCTGCTCGTGTGTCCTGAATCCCGCTCCTGTCAAGGCGGATTTGATCTGCCTCAAGAACCTCATCAGCTTCTCGAAGATGAACTTAATCTGGCCCTTTTGCGTGGCTTTGTCCTGGGCGTACTCACCGAATGCCGCCGCTTCAGCCTCTTCGTTTGCGAAATTACGAGCTAGAATGTCGTGGTCCCTCGCCGTCAGTCTCGGTCTGATGACGTGGTAGCCCTCGTGGTAGCCCGTCTGAGAGTCCGCGCCGTTTGCCAGGAGGATTATCTGTCGATCGCTCGTTGTCAGTGCAGCGCCGGTGGGTTTTCCCCTGACTTCGAATGGAACGTCGTCGTCCGGTTTTTCCGGCAGGTGATCGGCCAGGGTCGCTTCGTCGATGATCTCGACCTGCTCGATGTGAACGTCGATGCCGTTGGCTTCCAGTACCGCCTTAGCCGCCCCCTCTGCGTCGCTGACGTCCTCGGCTTCCACCTGCTGCTCGGCCAGCCTGTCGATCTCTTCGTCTGACTCGGCGTCTGTGAGGCTCTGCAAGCGTACTATCTGATCCCCGTCGATCATATCGTCGATAAGCCCGGATCGCTTGATATTGAATCGATCACCGACGTCAAGGATCATATCGTTGATTTCTTCCTTGGTCGAGCCGTTGTGGAGCATTCTGAACTTATTCACCATCATTTCGACGAACGGTTCGCCCTGCTCCGCTGCTGTGTCCATCGCCCGGCTATTCAGACGTCTGCTACCCGGCTCCGGCTTCTTGCCCTCCAACGCCTGTTTCACACGCTCTGCGAACTCTGTGAGGTCCAGATGCCCCTCCGTGCCCTGAGTCCTTTCGAATCCCGCCTGAACGGCTACGTCCCAACTGATGGCTTGACCGCCGTTTTTCACAAGGTCTGAACGGTCGAATGTAAACATCTTCTTCAAAGCCGTCCTGATCCTGCCCTTGGGAACGGATTGAATCACCTGGTCGATTTCACCTTGACCCGACTTTTCCACAAAGTAGAAACCAACGTCGATTTCACGCTCGGTAACGTCCTGGCCTTCCAACGCGGTTTGGTAGATTTCACTTTGAAGGATATTCGTTGCAGTCTGACCCTTAATCCGAGCCCGCCGCGACTTCGAAAGCCCCGTCAACTCTTCCTCAGTCCGCTCCTGGGTAGTAGCCGCCGGCGTACCCTCGGTCAGTCCCAATTCCTCGGCGACCTCCGCCTCGATCATCTTTTGAACAGTGGATTTAGCAGATTCTGCAACGCCGCGGGGTTGGCTTAGGAGTTCTCTGTGTTCTGATGCAAGAAATTCCGGCTGGAACTTGAACAAATTCGGACTCGGCTTGCCTTCCACTGTTATTGTTGAAGCTGAGAAGTTGCGGTCCCATGCCTTCGCGTAGGTTTCTGGGCTGTTCGCCGCTCTCGCAAGCTTAATACGTTCTTTTGACCTGTCAATTTGCGATTGTATACCACGCCGTTTTTCAGCATTGCCCTTTTTGCGACCCTGTACCTTATCAAGTCTCGCCTGCAATTTCGTCAACTCAGCCTGTTGCTGTGCGATTATTCGTCGCATCAGGATTGTGGGCCTCTCTCTGACGAACTCTTCCTCTGTCATTTCCTCTGGCGGCTTTTCTTCCCCCTCCGGTATCACCTGCTGACCGGGAATGTCGGGTTCGGTGACTGGTTGTTCTACCGGCGGTTCCGGGACAAACTGATCGATGCGTTTCTGCTCCAGGAAAGCCTCGGCCCCGGGCAGGTCGGTGTACTTCTCAACCAGGGCGACGGGTGGCTCGGCGCCATCCTCGAGCATGGCCTGCACGATCTCTTTCTCAGACGCCTCGGGGATATTCTGCGTGTAAAGCTCAAACTCATCGCGGGCCTCCAAGGCTTCTTCTTCAACCTTCGCACCCTTCTCACCTTCAAACACTTGTTGTTCAGCGGTTTCCCTCACCGCCTCGGTCGCAATGCGTTCCTCAGTCCGTTCATCTCGCAACGCCTCCGTCATATCGTCCAGTTGCTGGTTAAGTTGTGCCTCTTCGGCGTCCGCGGCAACGTCGGCTCTATCCGCTTCGGCCTCGCCGGCGGCAACGTCGGCTCTGAACTGCTCTTGCAAGGCCGGTCTGACTTCTTCCGCTGTGATCTGGTCGGGCCGCTGGATCCCCGCCTCTTCCAGTCCTTCGTTCAGTCTATCCAACCGGTCCTGGACCACCTCTGCGGTCTGTTTACCCTCCTTGAACGACTTTACCGCCGCTCGCAAGAGATCTGATCGCCTACTGACGAACTTCGTACCGGCGCCCGCTTCGATGGCCGCTTGTGATTTTTCTACGAGATCTATTGACTTTCTCTGGCCGAGGATATCTTCCAGTTCCGTTATCTGGGCGATGATCTCACTTTTTTTTTGACCTGCGGGGGCCTCTCCGAGCGTGTCTCTGAGAAATTTCACCTGTGCTTCGAGTTGTTCCAGCGACATACCAGCCGCTCCGCCGGCTCGGTTAAACGCCTGCACGGCTTCGGCGCCGCCAACGGCCGCCGCCGCGTCTGCCTCTCGCCTGAAGTCCCGCTGAGGTTCGGCCGCACCAAGAGCCCTGGCCGCCCCGAACCTGACAACTCCCGGCACTGCAAAAGCCGCCGCCATTACTGGGAGGTTCTCAATATCCCTTTCGATTGCGGCGTTGAGTCTTTCCAGCGGCCCGGCGTCTTTGCCGGCGCCGAAGTCGTCTATATCGAATACCGCCCTGAGTCCATCGCCCAGGAATTCTTCACCGATCTCACCCAAAACGCCGTTAAAGCCGGTCGCTGTGCCTATTTCCGTACTGAAGTCCGCTGCGGTTTTGACTTTATTCGCCGGCAGTGCAAGCCACTTCTTCTGAATCTTCGGTAGTAACTTGCCCAGAAACGGTGTTTTCTGCAGCGCCTTACCCAGAAATGGTGCTGCCGCCTGCAATCCCTCTCCCGATTGCTCGCTGAGAATCTCGATATAATGATCGCCGAGACCCTTAACCACAGACGTCCACGGTTCCTCTCCCGGTCCCTGGATACTGATCTCGCCTTCCGGACCGTATGTTATGCCTTTGGGCAACTGCCGTTTCAGGACCGACTCAACACCCCTTTGAGGCAAACCTGCCGATCTCAAAGCCGCCCCGCTGAGGAAAGCCGTCGTTCCGATAGCCGCTCTTCCCGCCAATGACGTAGCCCGGTCTTTCAGAAGTCTCTTACCGATTTGCTTGGCAGTACCCTCGCCGAGCTTCTTCAACCCGCCCGTTGCGAGAAATTCAATCATGAACGCCGGCATATCGCCGACGATCCGACCAACCTGCCCGGCGGTTGTGTATTGGCGATTGACCTGCTCTAGGTAGTTTTCCACCTGTTGCAGGTCTTTTGTTCTCAAAGCGTCTGCCTGCTCTTGGATATTCTGCGGTTGCCCCGGCCCTGCTGTTAGCGCAGCCGCCTGAGCGTTGATTGCGGCGCTTCTGAAATATTCTTCCGGATCGTTCCTGCTCAATCTCCGAGACGATTGTATCACTCCCGCGAATCGCCCGCCTTGAATAACGCCGCCGAGGAAAGGAATCTTCGTTTCCGGATCTTCGGCAAGTGCACGCCAGAATCCGCGGCCGCTTTCGGTCCCTGTCCGTTTCTCCAGAATCTCGGCGAACATGCCCGGCGGGGCCGGTTGCGGTTGAGTTGGAATTCCCGTTGCCGTTCGCGCCAGTAGCGAGTCGCTCGGCGCCGCCGTCTGCCCGGGTGTAATAGCAATCCCCGGCGCCCGCCCCGGCCGAAGGGTGGGTTCCGTGATCGGGGCGTTCTTTACCTCTACTATGCCTGAGAACAGCCCCATTATCGACGCCCTCTCAGTATTGCGATTGCCTGCTGATAGTCCGAACGTGCGTTTGCGATTGCCTGCGCGTCGCCGGATTTCTGCGCATCGAAGAATCGACGCTGTATCTCGAGGAGTTCGTTTTGACTGGCCCCGTCCAGACCCTGTGCGAGCTCCGCCAGTTCTTGAAATGTTATCCCTTCCGGTAGTGTTTTGCTCAATTCCTCGCCAAGTGGCCGCCTGACGCTCGGATCTTCCACGTCGTCTATCTTGGCGGTTCCGAACATTTCCTTTTTGAGTTTTTGAACTTCACTACTCGTCGGGTCCCATTGGATTTCACTATCTTCTTTTGATCGTCCGACAAGTGCCGAGTTCCACATCTGCCATAGTTGTATCCGTTGCGGCCGGCTGAGGTTTTCCCAACCGACGGTCGGATCCTCTTGTAAGGCTTTCCACTCCTCGATGAACTTTGATTGCTTGCGACCTTTTATGCCTGGCGAAAACTCAGTTTTCACATTATCTATGCGACTGACGATATCGCCGCCGAACAAAGATCGTTCACCCGCTGTAAAGCCCTTTCCCACCCCCGGCTCAGTGATCGCCGCCGCGCGGGCCCCTGATTCTAACGTCTGGGCCTTTCGCAATTGACTTTCACGGGTCAACCTCCGCCGCTCCAGCCGCAACGTCTTACCGGCGGGGTCGGCTATTTCTTCGTTTGCCTGCCTGAGCACCAACGTCCCCGTAAGTTCCTGGCCGAACGGAGTACGGGCTGACGGCGGGGCCCCCTCCATGCCGCCATCCACCCATTGCTTGATCGCAGCGACGTCGTCGTTCTGGTCCCTTTGCTCTAATGGTTGGAACAGACCCTGACCGAATGCGTGAGCCGCGGGAGCGAGTGCTCTGCCCGCAATGCTCAGCGCGTCCGTGTTGGGATCGAACGGTATATTTACGAATCCACCATTTGCCATGATTTTCTCCTATTCACCGCCATCGAATAGACTCTTACCGAGGGCACCTCCCAACGCGCCGCCCGCTGGACCCAGGAACGCACCTCCCACCGTTCCAAGAAAACCACCGAGTCCCGGTCCTTGCTGCTCCTGAACGATTGTCTTGCCCGGTACGTTAAACGCCGTCGGTAGCAGGTTCAGGAACGGATTATTGAAATCTCGCGTGCGTAGGAACTCCTGGAAACCCGCTTCGCCCTGCTCGCCTTGTATTCCCCGCTGGATCCCGCCGATATCGAGTAAACTGGCCAGTGGCCCCAGTCCGAGTATTTCACCCTGGCCGGCGACCTGCCCGGGAAGTTGCGCCAGATTCGTTGCGGCGCCCACGCCCTGCAACTGCCTGTTCTTATTCGCCTGGTCCGTCTCGAAGAGCAGCTTGGCAAGTTGAGCGTTCAACTGCGTACCCGCCTCCCCGGCCGCCCGGCCCAGGCTTCGACCGAACGCCCCGCCTCCTGTCGCTCCCGCCGAGCCCGCCCCTGCGAATCGCTCCGATACACCTCTCAGTAATCGGTTGATATTCCCCTGCGCGGGATCAACGAAGCCCGTCTGGAAGAGTCGGTTCACTGCTTCCAGGTCCTGTGGTCCGAGTATCCCACTGAGCGCTTGTTCCGCCTGGCCCGTTACGCGGCCGGCTGTCCCCGGATCCAGACCTGCCGTTTGCTGAGCTCCGAATTGCTGACCGCCCGATGCTATCGGGGTCAGACCCCGAGCAACGTCGAAGCCGGCTGTTTGCAGCCCGGATGCTCCCGGCACTCTCTCACCGCCGAACCGCTCCACTCCCTGGCCGAGCTGCTCGCCGAGCAGTTGGTTTAACTGCTGCTGCAACGGCCGTATTTCCGCGAATGGATCTACCGTCTTTGTCTTCGACCCGCCGCCGCCGAGGAACCGCCAGGAATGCGTCGGCCGGCTAAGCCTCTGCGTCCGAATCTGGATCTGTTTCGCCCACATTGTCAATCTCCATTATGATCATCTTCGATCGCTTCCAGCCCGCTCGCTCGTAAGCTCTCGGCTTTGCAGTGTTCATTCTTATCTTGCCCTTGCACCGCGGGTCAACGTCAAGACCAAAAAGATAATCTGTTATGAGCTTCCTGGACCCGCCTTGATATGCCTTTTCCACCGACGCCAGTTGCACGTAGATTAGTTCTTCGACGATATCGAACTCCGCCCATAAGATCCCGTGGATCTTGGTATTGGAGTCCACCATTACGGCTACGTGGACCAGAATGTTCGGCACAAGCACCATTTCCCCGCCCTTCGACTCGAACCGGTTCAGCATGTGCTTACCGTACTTGATCAAATTATCCACGTGCGCGGGCTCGAGACTCTCAACCTGCTCGAAGAGCTTCCGCGGTATCAGATCGAACACGTTCGGATCGATTACTCGTATAAATCTCAGTTGCTCTTTTTCTGTTCCCATTACCGTTCAAACCTTTCACACAGTTTTTACCTTCACACCCTTCAAACCCTTCGCACCGGTTTCACCCTTCTCACCCTTCGCACCAATCGCAATTTTCGCACTTCGTTTTTCTACTTCTCTCCTCGCACTTCGCAAGCCGTCCCTTCTGTATTGAATACTCGCGTTAATCTTCAATGACTTTATATGCTGATAGCACCTACCCCAGGCCTCGTTCGGGGTGTTTCCCACTCCCGCTGCCACGCCGAGCAACCCGTCCGCCCCTGCCGATACCCACTTGCCGTTTACCCTGGCGACGTCTTGCGCCCAGAACCACGGCAGTTTCGATAGGTCGCTTTCGATTTCGACCTGCTGACCTTCGATATTCAAGTAAGGATACGGACCGATCGTTACCCGCTGACTGGCCACACATCCTTCTTTAAACTTTACATCCCCATCAGTGAATAGCTCCGTCCAATCACCGTCGATCAGACTCAGCATACCGTATATCGCGTCGGCGTTCGGCCGGCCGCACGGCCTTGCGGGATTGTGACTCATGAGCGATCCCTGGCACGCCACGTCCGGCCCCAGATCTCCGTCCATCAGGTGCTGGTTTTGGATGGTACTGAAGCCGCCGAGTATTGCATTGAGGTCCAGTTGATTCTTGTGGTCCATAGCCTTGACGACTCGCTGGTTAATGCTGTGCAGGTCTTCATCCCAAACAACAAGATCGGCCGAATCGACCAATCCGAACACGGCAACTTCAGGCACTTCAGGCAGAATACCTTGATAGCACTTCCTGTATTGTTTTTCCGCAATAAAAACGGCAACCTCGAATCCCATACGGCGCATTCGCCATGCAATCGGCAGCGACGCTCCCGTTTCACTGTAAAACAGGATTTTCGGTCTGCTGTTCATGCCGACTTCCTCCAGGAGAGAAATATTCCAACCAATCCGAGTATGAAAATCCATTGCAAAGCTGTCGTTATAACGATAACTTGCGTGTGCTCTTCGGCGGGCGCGGCTTCTGGTTCAAACGCAACCACCGAAGTGCCTAGAGACCATTCTTCTACGCCGTTAACGATAACTACTGAATTGCCCATCATCCATTCTGATGTAGCATTCACTAAGGAGCAAGTCAGAAGAACTAAGAGTATAACTGTCTTTTTCATGTTAAGTCTCCGATACAACAGGTAGAATATCAACCCAGACTTCCTCGGCATAATCCACGCCGTCTGTTTCAGTTAGGAAAAACTTCATATAGACCCATCCGGTCTTTAGTGGTGTAAAATTACCGGAGGTTAAAGCGTGTACGCCGGTCGTCCAGTCGGCGACATTACTTAATGTCTCGGTAGAAAATATCTCCGTCCGTGTCGCATCCCCGGCCCCCGCTTCGCTCAAGTAACTAAACGACACGTACACGTCGCCGCCTTCGCCGCCACTGTCAATCGGGATGTCCCATGCAGTTCCTACTCGGGCATATACCGAAATATCTAATTGTGTCGAAGCCGTCGCCCAGAACTGGGAAAAACCTATCAATCTATCGCCATGCAAAAGTGGCTGATTCACACCACAAGCAGCGTTGGGAGTTAGCACTGTATACGAATCGGCCCCGCCACCCCTCGCAGATGCCGTATCTCTTACTATAATTCCTTGGGGGTATCTGCGTTCCTGTGATTCAAATACACCGTCGTTATCTTCGGAGAATATACTAATGCCGTCACCGGTCTCGTAGGTTTCCGTTCCAAATGTGACGTTGCGTAAAATAATGTCGCCGCCGTTAAGGGCTCTTAGAGTCGTCGTATCGAACGCATTTGTCCCAGCCATCGTGGTGTCGATAATTTCTATACATCCTGCATTCACTACGTATGCGCCGTAAGTAGACCCACCGGCCGACCCTGCGTCAATTGAAGAGTTTTTAACAATTAACAACCCTCCGTCTTGCGATTGAATAGATACACCCTCGCAATCCCGAAAAGTGCAGTTGTCAAGCATCGCCTTACCACCACTCACGCGGACACCCTCTATAGAAGTCGTGGCTCCGTCTCGTATCGTGCAATCGACAAGCATGAACCCGTCACCCTTGTACGCGCTGCCTATTGATACTGCGCCGTTGCCGTCGGCGGATTGCCGAATATCCAACCGAGTCAACTTCCAGAAGTCGTCCCCGGAAGCGGCGATGTTAAAAGACCCATTTTCAAAATCTATTATAGGTAAAACATCCGAAGCATCGACCCACGGATCGTTCGTGACCGAGTCACATCCTATCAATTCGATAAGAAGATCGACCGACCCATCGGATAGAAAGCTAATATCAACAGCCTCGGTCCCTTGGAGCCAAATTCCTCCCTTATCACCTGCTCTGAGAAAACCATCATCACCGGCGGTTCTTGCTTCCGTCGTGTACTTGGTAATCGTCTTCCATGCAGATAATAGATAGTAAGTATCTCCGGTGGTCTGGCCTGCAATCGACCCTACCAGTGTGATCGTATCGGTTCCGTCGTCAAAGGCATCCACGAACCCCCCCAGGCTCCTAGTGACGTTCCATACGAAATCGCCACCACTCGCCGCGTTGTCGGTTATTGGCAGTCCGTCCAACTCTGCATCGACTACAGTGGTAGTGTTCGTTCCGCCGTCCGCTGTGAAGTTTCCCTGCTTCTTTCCTAATGCAGTGTCTATTCCATTCGTATAGTCCATATAATAATTGTCTTGGCTGTAGGCTACACCAATCAAGAATAGAAATAGAATGATCTTCTTTAACATGATTCTCCTTAGTTAACATCTGCATTAAAATAACCTTGAATGCGGACTTTGATATAATCGTCGTCATGCGCGGAATTATCGAACCCGATTATCTGCCCGTCGCCGACCGTCGTTACGTCGATGTCACCGGAAGCCACGACGTTATAGAACAATGCCGTTCCGTCGGTGCTGATTGTCACTGCTTCAATTGTCGTCGGGTTCGCGCCGTCTGCGTCGCGTCTGACAAGCGTATACGCCGCATCGTCAGTTCCGGAATACGACCGCAATTCAGTGATGATGAAATCAAACCCGCTATCATTCTCCCAGATCGTCACAAACGTGCTGTTTGCCAGATTATCCGGCTCCATGACTGTGAATTGTGCCGGCTTCTTTTTTGAGCCCACCGCCACTTGGTTAGTTCCGTCCCAGCCTCTCAATGTATTGTCGTCGGTGTCCCAGGATATCTCGCCGTCGGCGTCCACGTCGGGATCGGTGCCGTTGACTATTTCGGTACTTGTCGCTGCTCCGAAGTCCATTACTCCCGTGGATGTTATTCCCGTTCCACCAGTAATAGCTCCACCAGTGACTGACAACGTACCGTCTGTAAGCGTCGTGGCCGTCAAGCTATTGATTCCGGTAGTATCGGAGCTGCCATCCAGGACAACGGCCTTGGAAGCCGCCGCCGTGCCTGGGGTGATACCGTCTAACTGTTCAAGATCGGACTCTGACATATCGGCTGCGCCGATGATAAAGGAGCCCGTTGCAGTAATTGCGCCGGATGAACTCACCGTGCCGTCCGTATGGAGAACCCATTGGTCCGCATTTAAGACACCGCCGTCCGCTACCCTGAAGACCATCTTGTAGTCTTCCTGTCCGTTAATCACTGTAGCCGTTGCAATTACTTCGATGTCCCCACCAATGACATCGGCCGCCACACTGTTGTCGTCTCCAAAGAACCCAATGCGCCCAATGACGGTAGTGTCTATGATTACAGCATCGTCCGGTTGCTCTTGAATTTGGAGCCCGCCTTCTGTGATATCAACTCTGTCGGCGGGATCATCCGTCCCAATCCCCAGTCCGGTCGCGTCTAGTCGCATAGATTCCGATGCACCCAGACTCCATGCAAGTTCGTCGGCAATTGGGGACCACATACCAGTATCCAAGTCGCCTGTAAACGTATGGCTCGGTGTTCCTTCAGCGCCGAGACTCGTAATTATATCCGTGCCGCTTACCGTCAATGTTGCTGACAGTGCCCCCGTCACATCCATTGCCGCCGAACTGTACGCAACGGCTACGTTCGTCCCCGTATTGGCATACGTGTGAGTCAGCGTAGCGTCCGTGGCATCGCCAAACTGGAAGGCTGGGCCGGATTCCAGAATAGACGTTCCTGTCCATGTGATTGTACCATCGTGCGCGGCGGTAACACCCGTAATTCCAACTCCACCGCCTACGAATTCCGTAGCCGTCAAAGTCCCCGTATCGGCGGCGTAGGTCAACTCCTCATCAGTCTTGGGCAATAGACTGCCCGTGGCGTCCGTCCATAAACCTACGAACGTCGTCGCGTCCTCGGTGTCTGCGACGACAATAGTCGTCGGTACGATCGAAGCCGTGCCGTCGAAGCTCACACCGCCGATATTCCGGGCGGTTTCTAATGCCGTCGCTGTGCTGGCGTTGCCTGTAAGAGCCCCCGCGAATGTTGGCGCTGTGACAGTCCCCACAACGTTCAGGGAATTCAACACGACTCCGTCCGTATAATCTATTTGCGGGCATACGAACACATCACCATTCGCACTAACGGTTCTAACTGTTGCCACCAAGACTATGAAATCCGGGGGCGTTGGGGGTGTCGCCGTTAAATCTCCACCCGTAGCTGCGGATAAATATAATGGATCGCCACCCGAAAGTCCTACTGTGTTTTCTGCCCCGTGGGCAACTCCAAAGACAACCACATATCCGTCAGTATTATTTTCAATATCGTGCGTTGCCAACCCAGCGACCAAGGCAGTTGATGCTGAATCAGCCTTGGCGAGAAGAATATTAGTCCTGCCTCCGGTATCTCCATCGAAATACACGGCCTGGCCATTAAGAATTGTGCTGCCAGAAGCATTCCTAACAGGAACCCATAACTCCTCGCCAAAGTTCAAGCTCACATCGGGCTCGGCGTTATATCCGACGTGAGTATCTACATCTGAATCATAAAATATCCGTCCTTCGGAATGTGCCTGGCTTGCCGTTGGGGTTATATCAATGAAGGTGGGAAATGTCGGGCCAGTGCCGAATACAGCCAGGCCCGATCCTGTTTCATCGGTAAGAGTCGCTGCGAGATTCGCGCTTGATGGAGTAACCAGCCATGTGGCCATATTCGCCGCCAGACCCGATACGCCGGTCGATATCGGCAGTCCCGTCGCATTGGTCAGCGTAGCCGACGCCGGCGTGCCGAGTGCCGGCGTTATGAGCGTTGGGCTCGTGCCGAAGACTGCCAGGCCCGTTCCCGTCTCATCGCCCAGGATTGCAGCCAGTTTCGCGGATGTGTCGATCGTATCGAAGAAGTTCAGAACGGTGATTCTCTTGGAGGTGGGAGTACCCGCCACATCGTCTACTACCAGGAGAATGTCCGCGTCGGCAATGGCGGACATTCTCCTGGTAGTAGACGATGTGGCGGGTACTCCCACCTC